ATTATTCAGTGACTACAGTTGCATCGGCAAACCATTTTGGTTGGTATGTTACACCTTGAGGACTAGTAACAGTCGTTGCTGCAACAGCATCAGCATCTGATTTACTAGAAAATTGTTTCCTACTTGCGTAATCATTTGTCCATGAATTATCACCTTTCCAGTAAACATCACCAACATTTACTTTACTTGGTGTTTTAACGTGATAGGGCATTTTATTAATACATGTTTTAACTATTTATAATATAGCATAAAAAAAGATCCCCTACAAGAGAGGATCTTTGAAAAATATAAGCATCTCGCTTACATTAAGTTCTTAACTGCAACACGTCTATAGTAACGGTTTGAGTTAACTCCAAGACGACCACCACCCGGAGGGTTAGTGTCAG